TAAAAGAGCACTTAAAGAACAATTAGCCAAATTTCCAGGAGTTTGTAAAGCTTAATTGAAATTATTTTTACTACAATAAAAAAGAGGGTTTAACCCTCTTTTTTATTTTACACTATAATCAAAATCTGAATTTAAAGAGAACTGACCAAAAACTTTATCGTCACTAATATATTCTGTTAAAAATTCTTTTTCACTATTATCATTTTCACCCAACATAAACAGAACATTTCCAATACCATCAAAAACAATACAATCAAGAATGTTTTCATTTTGGGTAATATCAATAATTTTGAAGGAAAAAATATTACCATTAGAGTTTTTAAATGTTAGAATTTTTTTATTCAAGTCAAATGTGTAAACATTTTCACCAACAGTATAATTTGGATATTCAATTAAATCTAATTGTCTTGCGTAAACTGTTGACATAGATGATGAATGATTAAAATTTTGAACTGTGTGAATATTAACAGTAATTACTTGTGAGTTAGCTACCAAACCAACCATCACTAAAACAAGAGAAAGAAATAAGTTTTTCATAGGACTTGATTATTTAATTATTAATACAAATATATACAAAATATTCCTCCACACAAATATATTTATAAATAAAGTGAACTTTGTTCATAAACTTTAAACCCACGTTAATGGATAATGACGAAAATGAAACGAATTCTAAAGGAAAATGTTGCCACCTATTGCCTTATGCTCGCAATGTTTTTCAATCCCATAGGGTTCGACATAATGTTCAAAGCAATTTTAGACTACACAAGTTCTTATTGGATTACCACAGGAATTTTTTACTGTATTTCAGCATTGTTCTTTGGGTTGTATTTCTTATTACGAAGTAAAAAATGAATATCAAAAAACTTATCAAAAAAGTTCTTACAGAATCAGTGGAAAAACCACTTATTTCAGAACACCTTAATTATCATATAACAAATGAAGTTCCATTGAATGATAATATCTTCAGATTTGGTTCTGAGGAATTCTTTAATGTTATTCAAGAAGCTCGTGAGTTATATTACGAGGGAATGGTTGAATTAAGTGAAGATGATGTTGAACTTGTTGAATCTGATTTTGGAACACAAGTTAAATTATCAAGTGGTAGAGTTGTTTACTTGGACACCCCAATGGAAGAATCATTTATATCTGAAGCTGAGTATAACGGAAAGAAAGTTGAACTTGGTAAACCAAGAAGAAATACTGGTGGTGGTAAGAAGTATGTTGTTTATGTTAAAAACCCATCAACAGGTAGAGTTAAGAAAATTTCATTTGGTGATGCTAAAGGTGGTTTGACTGCTAAAGTATCTAATCCTAAAGCTCGTAAATCATTTGCCGCAAGACACCAATGTGCTAAAAAGAAAGATAGATTGACTGCCGGTTATTGGGCATGTCGTTTAAACCGTTTTGGTTATTTGTGGGGTGGTAAAACTTATCCAGGATTTTGGTAATATGAAACCGTATAAAGATAGAAAACTAACAGAAACTTCAAAAATTAGAGTTTTTAAATCCGATGTTGATAGTGGTGAACTACAATGGCATCGTGATAGAGAAGATAGATTAATTGAAGTGATTCAGGGTGAAGGATGGAAATTCCAAATGGATAATCAATTACCAATAGAATTAACCGAAGGACAAGTATTATTAATTCCTGAAGGAACTTATCACAGAATATTCAGAGGAACGTCTGATTTAGAACTAAAGATTGATTTTATTTAGTAATTCTATTAATAATCAATTCCATAAGTCGTTTTAAGAAATTACCTGAAATTGTTATTAATCCAAATGCCGATAATGATTTAACCAACATTTCAGTATCTTTAATATCCCATATACCTTCAGACACGGCATCATATATCATTGGTATGATTGGAACTAAAAATGCGTAACTTAACATATTTGTTACAGTAAATGCCGATAAATTCAAACTCTTTAAAAAACCTGCCAAAACAGTTTTAAGTTGATTGGCTTTAATTGCTCCCAATTTAAATGGTTCTTCAAGTCCGTCTTCTTTAATCTTTTTAATAATTGATTTTGTAAAACTTCTTTCTTGAAAGAATATTACTGAAGCAATACCTGCAGCAATTAATGATGAATCTTTTTCTGTTAATTCAGGTACTTGTCCATTTAACCACTGCATGACTGGACCCATAAATCCTCCGATTGATGCTCCCCATGTGAGCATCATTTTTAAGTTTATTGAAGCGTGAGATTTGGTGTCTTCAATAATCTTTTTAGTTAGTTCAACACCATCTTCTTGAACTTCTTTAATCCTGTCATTTATTGCTTCAAGGATAATTTGTTTTTGAGATTCTTTAATTAGATATTTCATTATATTTATAAATATATGAGTAAGAAATTAAATCCTGAACTTAAACCTGGTGATAGAATTGTTATCATTGAACTTTTAGGTGAACCACAGTTATCTTTTGGAGATAGAGGAACTGTTAATAAAATTCAAAGTGGACCTGGATTCACTCAGTATGTTGTTAAATGGGACAATGGGTCAAGTCTTTATTTATTGGATGAAGATAAATGGATGTATGAATCTGAATTTGATGAAATGAGAGAAAGAAAAATGAAAAAAAATATCCAAGAAAATAAATCAACAGACTTAACACAACATGCGATGTTAGTAAAACATTTCAACATGTTGTTTATAAAAAGATATCTAAATAAATTAAGAGAAGCTAGTGTTGTTAATATGTTTTCGGCAGCACCATATCTTTATATGGGTAAAGAAAGATTGGCTCACGAACACAAGTATAGTGATACTAACGAAGCGTTTGATGAATTAGTTGATATGGCTGATAAGGTCCAAGGGGAAATGGTAAACGGAGTAATCAGTATACTTGAAGACGAAAATAAAGAAGTGACAGTGGAAAACATTAATTCTTCTTTAAGAAGATACGCTCCAAAAATTATTTCATTTTACGCAAATTACTTCTAAAGTAAAAACAAAGGATTTCTCTCACCGAAATGTCCACCAACAATATTGTAGTAATAATATTCTAAAGCGTCTTCATAAGACATATCTTTTTGTAATGACTCAAGTATTTTATCACGTGAATAAAGTATTCTTATACCATTACCAAACTCTTCAACAACTCCTGTAATACAATCGTCAAATCCATCTAATAGAATTGCACCTTCAGCCAATTCTTCTACTTCTTCTTTTGTCATTTGTTTTTATATTCTTCTAATGTGATTCCTTCGGTGTCTTTATCACTAATCCTAACTTTAAAGTTAAAACCTCTCATGTATTTGGTGATAATATCTTTTACTTCTTCTACGGTATCCCATTGAATACATCCTTCGTGTTCTTTAGAATAATCATTATCTACCAAGTAGTTCACGATTGTCCCACTTTGAAGTGTTAAAAATCCGTGAGCGTAACCTTTTGGAACATATACTGCTTCACCTGAGGTCAAAACAAATGTCTCAAGTTTACCAAAGTATTCACTTTCTTTATCCAAGTTAACAACAAAATCAATAATCTTTCCTTGAATAACTGAAACTAACTTGGTTTGAGCCATTGGTTCATCTTGATAGTGTAACCCACGGAAGACAAATATATCATCGTTTATGCTAATGTTTGATTGAACCCACTTGTCAGAAAGTTTAATTGGGGTAAAAGACCCACGATGGTCTTTAAAAACTGGTTGTAATAGTTGATAAGGTTTTTCCATGTGTAAAGTATAATAAATTAATATTATTCAATCAACCATATATTTATTTAGAAAACAACTATTATGAGCGCATACTTTTTAGGTCTTTCAGAAGAAGAAAAAAATACAATTAAAGATAAACATAGAAAACCATATGATGGTTATGTTACTCGTGGATTTGATACACCAAAAGAACAAATTCTTAATGTAGAAGATTTAGCATTAGATAAAGGTGGTATTACCGTTAATAATAAAGGTGATGTTACTGAATATAAAAACACAAACATCAATCAAAAACTTAAAAAAGTTTGTGAACAATGTAGTGGTTTATATGAAGGTGAAATGTGTGAACAATGTTCATCTATGAAAGAAGGTGAAATGTGTGAACAGTGTGGTGGTGAAATGAAAGAAGGTGAAACATGTGAATGTGGAACTAAAGGATATACTATGGAAGAACTTGAAGAAAATATTAAATTGAAATCAAAGGCTTCGTTAGTACAAGAACAAATCAATGAATCACTTAAATGGTTCAAGAAAATTCTTTAAAGAAATGAAAATCAAAGAAATCGTTGATTACTACTACAATCCAAAATCTGAAATTATACAAGTTAGTTTCAGATTAAACGAAGATGGTGAAGACGAAATAAGAGAACATGAATTTGAACTGGACTTTGTTGAAAAGTCCGGTTTTTTCATTTTGGAAAACTACGATTACGAATCCAGTGATTTTCCAATTATATATGAAGAAGATACTGACGAATTAATTATTGATGAAGAAGCGTCAGATGAAAAAGAATACGAAGTAGATAAAAATGAGTTAAAAGATTTTATGGAAGAGTATTATAAAACAAATCCAAAAAAAGTCCCACCTTCGTTTTTATTCTAATATGCCATAGTCATAGTAAATGTTAATTCCATTTCATTATTATTGGAATCTCTAAATCTACCTGTTTTAGAACGAACAACTAAATTTTCAAGACCATCCTCAACAATATCAAATGAATATTGTATACCATTAATTATAACCCAAAAAAATCCATTTCCTTGATATTCGAAGTTAGTACAAGTATATGGAAATTTGTCTTCAAAATAGTAATCACCCCATTGGTTTTCAACAATATTAAATCCCATATGTGTATTATTAAAACCTAATTTGGTGAAACCAACGGCAATTGTGTCCATTGGGAAATTAGTATCGTTTAAAAATAACGTATCACCAGGATATAAAACATCAGTGTAAGAATCCGTTGAAACAGTAATCACATCAATCACATAGTTACCTGATAATGATGGGTAAGTAGGTTGTTCATATCTTTCACAGGACAATATCGTCACTGACAATAGTAGTAAATAAAGTAATTGTTTCATATATACAAATATAACTACACTTTTTTATCTAACCAAAGATATTTATAAAAAAATGATACAGGACGTTGACTACATAATTGCTTTGCTTAAAAATCTGACTACCGATGGTAAAAAAAGTAGTAAAGATGAATTAGGAGAACAGGACGCCGCCGCAGGTGGTGGAGGAGCAACGTCTAACACCAATAAAAGAGGTTCTAATTGGGATGAACTTTATGTAACCACAAGAGGTAAAGCCAACATGTTGGGTAAAAAAGGTGAAAAATGGGAAACGGGTATTAAACGTGGCAATGCAAATCAAGTTTGGTAAAAAATGTAATTTACTGAAATTTCCATTTTACCCAACGAATTTGTTCTTCAATCCAAGATATTTTATTATTTTTTTTCTCATTCAAAATTTTTTTTGTATATTGTGCACATTTCTCAATTTTTTTTTCCCAATAATTAATAGGGAAAGAATTAATAATTTGTTTACGTTTGTATACAAAATATTCTTCTTCCGTTAGTAAGTTTAAAATTTGATTTTCTGAAAATGATGTGTTATCTAACATATAATAAATAATAACGTTTGAAATTACTTCCATAAAATCAATTTTTTTAATTTCATTAGTATAGACTACAACATAATCACCTACTTTATATTTCATATTTATATTTTAATCAAAAATACGTATTTTTTTTTTATTTTTTTCAAGTATTTATAAAAAAACCCCATGAAACAAGATATTTCCAAAATATTAAAAAGACAATTACTTTTGATGTCCTATAAGTTAGACATTACATTATCTGAAAACGTTGAATCAATTAAATATAAATCAGTTATTGTTGAACAAGGTGCTGCTGATAGATACACTAATTATGTGAATAGTGAGGTGGGTCAAGAACAACTTAAAAGAGAAGAAGAACAAGAAATTGCAAATACATACCCTAATTATTGTTGGAATAAAGGTGAGGGTGCTATAGTACCTGGTGAAAATAAATATGGACTTAGTGGTGTTGAAGCAATACCCGTATCAAAAACTGGAGATAAGTTTTGTGCATATCGTGGAGTAGGTAATAAGTTATTAATTTTACCTTTGGGAAAACCAGAGGGGATTACGGACCAAATAAATTTTGTTAAAGGAAGTGAAGAATTATATTATCATTTTTTAGAACAAAAAAGAAATAAAGGTGAGTTTAATCCACAAGATGAAAATAATTATTTTGATTACTTACAACAAGCATACCCACTCAATACGGATGTCGTATTCTCATTTGCGTTAAATGGTATTACATACCTTCCATACTCTAGGTCAACTAGGAGTGGAGAACAACCCGCACAAGATTACGATAATTCAGGTGAAGTTGGGGATTCATGGAATGATTACGTAAGATATTTTTCATTTTCAGGATATAAAGAAAATAAAGATTCAAAACCATACGAAAACCCTGGATGGATTGACCCGAGAAATGAATACCAAAAATTTGTTGACGACTGGGGGATATGGGTACAAATGATAGCAGGGGTAGCCGTTGGAATTGCGACAGGTGGGTTGGGATACATGGGTATTTTAATTGAATTAGGTGTTGAATTAGGTCTGGGAGCGATTGTTGCTCAAAGAGATTTCGAAAGGGGCGATAATATTATGGGGGTTACTTCGATTATATTCGGGGCGTTACCAGCACTAAAATTAGGAAAATATTTTAGAGGAGTATCAGATGAAACTTTCAAATCGTTATCTAAAAAATTAGCACAATCAAATTTGTCGGCTAAATCTTCTATTGATGATTATGTTAAATTTTACAATAAGAAATTGTCTCTTGAGGAACAAAAATTAATGTCTCAAGCCTTGAGAACGGATAAAACTACCTATAATCAAATGATAAAAGAAATTGTGGAAACTTATGGTAAAAAAACAAAATCGGAATTTTTATCAGATGATTTGAGAACTATGTTAATGTCGGACAAATCTTTACTGAAAAATAAATCTTTTTGGAAAAATAACATTGGTCGTGACATAAAAAGAGGGGGACTGGTGGTTGTGGCATCTTTTTTAGCGGAATTAAAGTTGTCCGAGACGTTAAACGACGAACAAAAAATGTTGTTAAGTCAACTCCACTCAATAATACCTGAAAGTTTAGAAATAGAATTGGCGTTTAATACTTTTTCAAATAATTTAAATGAAAACCAAAAAGATGAATTATTTTCTAATCTTAAGACTACTTTAGAATCGGCGGCGGTTCAATCTGCGGAAATTGGAGGTGATAAAATAAAACAAGATATATTGGCAATGGAAGTTCAACAATCCGTAAAAGATTCGTTAGAATCATTTGGTATTCAATATGTGGAATTTGAAGATGATAATACAAAATTTGACAATTATAACTCCGAATCTGAAGAACAACTAAAACTGGACGGATATGTCAAATATAATGAAAAATTAGATACCGATTCAATAGATGCCTCGGCCCCAACTAAATTATTTAATTACACCCCTTATGTTAAAATAATTAAAAGGGATAATCAAAAAAAATGATACAAAAAAATATGAAAAATAATCATAAACTTTTAGAAGAAATAACAAGGTTTAAAGAAATTTGTGATATCAAATCAATTGATAACAACAATTTAAAGTTTTTAAATGAAGATGTGGGACCTCCTATTAACCAAATATTAGTAAAATTAATTGACTTATTTGAAGAAGCGACTATTGAGGGTAGGGGTGCTTTTCGTAAAGTTGGGACAAGAACTTTTACTGAACAGGAATACAATACCATATTGAGAAAACTTAGAGACCCTGCAAACATATCAAAGTCTTTAAGTGAAATATTTACAAGCCCCCAAACAATTGAACTTCTTCTAAGAATAGTGAGAAGTGAGAGTTCATTTGTTGATGATTTATATGGTAAGTATGTTTCATCGTTAATTAGAAACGGAAGTATAGAACAAGCAAATCAATTCCCGATTTTGATTTTTAGAAACCTTGGACAGGATTCAATTGATGATATAACTGTTGATATGGTTAAAACTGCGTTAAGGAGGTATATTAATGATGAAGATATCGTTTCATTATTTAGTGAAAAAGTTTTCAAAGAACTTGAAAGTGTGCCTGAAATAATATCATACGCCAACAGAGCGGGTTCTAAAGAGTTACCTCAAACTGCCGCCAAATTTGATACAATATTTGGAAGTACTTTCCCAAGATTCAATATTAACTTTTGGAAAAACGCTGCGAAAAACAAAGCAGTCATAGAACAAAATATTGAAGATATCCTCTCAATTATTGCCAGAAATATTGATGAAGGAAAAAATGTACAACAAGATTTCAGAGTTTTAATTGATTATGTTATAAGTTTAAGAAAAAGTTCAAAGGAAAACATGGTAGAAACTTTTCGTAAATACTTAACCAAAAATAAAATTGTGACGTACAACAAAGAACAATGGGAAAGATTTTTAAAAGAAAATCCACAATATAATAAAATTTTTGACGACGCGGCATCTGATTATCAAAAAGAATTTTTTAGAGGGATTGGTGAACAAATTGGAGCTATGTTTGGAAGAGTAATAGAGGGTGAAGGAAAAATTATGTCAGCGTTAAAAAGAAGTCTTTGGAATATTGCTTATCAAGATTTTAGGACACCAAAGGAATTAATGTATGCATACGCTCGAAGAGGTCCTAAAGATGTAATCATGGGTAAGATTGCGTCATTTATTATTGTTCACCAAGTGATATTTCCGATAATTGCCGCAGCATTTTCCTCATTATCGGGGTCTATGAAAATACGATATATGAATGAAGAAATTAAAGAAATAAAAGATAAGTTATGTATAAAAGAAAAAATTTTATCTGACGAAGATTGTAATAAACTTAAAGAAATTCCAGTTGATTTATATAATAGGTTTTTAGATACAATGGTTTCATACTCCGATGTATCTGTTTTACTTGGAAAAACTCCTGAATGGAATAATTTACTTTTTTTCACATACATTGACGAAGTATACAGGTTTGTCGTTCTTGATGTTTTTAAAACAGAAACAAATACTCAGGAAGGTGTAACCAAAGATTTTTGGTTAAATAAATTCAACGAAAAGGCAAAAGAATTAAAAGACTGGCAAAGTTTGGGATACGACTCAACTAAATCAACTGAAGAAAATGTTGAATTTATGGTTGCGAAGGCCACTGAAAAACAAAAAAGAGAAGAAATGACTAAACGAATTGCAGACTCAACAGATGGTTTTCAAGCTTGGGCTGATTTAAACAAATATACAATAATAACACCTTATGACCCAGAAGGAGGTATTGGAGTCGCTCATAAAAAAGTTGATACAACTAAAACTCCGATTAATTTTGAATGGGATGATAATAACAAAACATTTAAAGAACTAAAAGTACCGAACTAAAAGTACTTTAATGTATTTATAAAATATGAATTTAAATAATAAAATATTATTAGAGCAATCAGATTGGATACTAATTTCATGTTCTAGAAAGAACAATTTTTCACACTGTAAACAAAAAGAAGTTGATGGACTATGTTATTATAGTAAATCATCTTGTAAAACAAAACCAAAACCTGAACCGAAACCTTCACCAAAAACAAAAACTGAACCTGAAAAAAAAGATATTACGGGATGTAAATGGGTACCAAGTGATGGAATGGTTTTTAAATGTAATAGTGGATGTGAAGAGACAGAATCAGGTGATATTTTTAGAGCGTATGTTAATAAACATTTTCCTGAAATTGCAAAACAACATTCTTTAAGTAAAAAAGGTACTAATACTTTAGATTATTGTAATGGTACAATGAAAAAAGTTTGGGAACACAAATATGATGGTAATGATTTTCCAGGTTTAAAAGGTAAAACAATTGGTGAAATATTTTTTGATGGTTGGCAACCTGAAAATTTCATAATGGATTGTGACCCATGGGAGACTAATAATTATTTTATTAATGATTATAAAACAGATGAGGAAAGAGACCAAGCAGCATTTGATATGATTGTTAGTTTTAACGATGAATTTAATAAAATTTTAGATAGGTTATATCTAAAACAATGTGATGTTACAATTGATACTGATTTAGGTTGGGCCGAAAAAAACAATAAAAAAGATTTACATAAAAATCCTGTTGTTCAAATAATTGCCAACAAAGAACCTTATGACGAAAAATGGTATGACTACTGGAGAAAAAGTTTAGTTAAAAAAGAATCAATAAGTGGTCATTTAATCGAAAGAAAATTAAAAATAAAGAAAAAATTAAAAGAAATGAAA